ACGGACGCACGTACAGCGACATTTTAGCCGATCAGGCCTACCGCCAGCAGAACGACCCGCGCCTGGAGGCTGCGTTGGACCTGGCCGGGCTGGCAAGCGACCGCTACATGCAGGGCGGCGAGATGGTCGGCCGCTTGGGTGGCGTGGACACCCTTGCCGCACGGCAGGCGCAGCAAGATGCGATTGAGCGGGAGGCTGAGATCAGCGGCTTCTTGCGTGGGGCCCGCTCCCTGGCCGGTCGAGAGCAAGACATCGGCGCTCAGATGGATCGCGCTGACCGGCAGCTTGCGCAGGCTGAGATCTTGGCACCGCAGTATCAGTATGCTGCCGATCTGCAGCGGAGTGATGCGATGCTGCAGCAAGACATTGCCGACCGTGCCCTCGCTCGGGGTTTGACGATTACCGAGCCGACGACCCGAGAGCGCTTTGAGGAAGGGGTTCGCGGGGCTCAGGAGGCCGAAGCGCTGGCACGAGCTGGAGTGACTGGCTACTTGGATGACGAGGCTACCCTGGCCCGAGAGCTGGGACTCGACTTAGAGCGAGAGCGCGACCTTACAGCGGTACGCGAAGCAGATCGGGATCGGATGCTGGAGCGTGAGCTGGCAGCGGGCGAAGTGGCGCTGGAAGGTCCGAGCAGGCCACGCACAACGACGATAGCTGGGCGTGAAGCCGGTGCGGAAGAGCGGATGCAGACCGAGCGGTTAGCGTCTGAAGAGCGTCGTCTAAGTGATCAGCTAGATACGGACGAGGCTTTGGCGCGGATAGATGCCAAGAGCCGCACCGACATTCAGAAGCTGATTAATAGCGGCGAGTATGAAAAAGCCGAGCTGCTGATGGAGGGCGAGAAGGCGCTACAAAGTGAGGCGCTGACGTTTGAGCAAGAGAATCTCATCAAGCAGCTTGCAAACGACATAACGATGGGTCGCATCGATGCTGATACTGCGAAGTCGATTCAGCGCACGATAACTCGCGGCGACATTGACATTGCGCAAAAAGAACTGGATGCCGTTACCGCTACGCTGTCTTCGGAGGAAAAGCGCTTAAGCGAACAGCTTGATACGGACGAAGCCTTGGCGCGAATTGACGCAAAGAGTCGCACCGATATTCAGCGGATGATTACTGATGGCGAGTATGAGAAGGCTCAATTGCTGATGGACGGTGAGAAAGCGCTACAAAGTGAGGCGCTCACGTTTGAGCAAGAAAACCTCATCAAGCAGCTTGCAAACGACATAACGATGGGCCGCATCGATGCCGATGCTGCGAAGTCGATTCAGCGCACGATAACTCGCGGCGACATTGACATTGCGCAGAAAGAATTGGATGCCGTTACCGCTACGCTGTCTTCGGAGGAAAAGCGCTTAAGCGAACAGCTTGATACAGATGAGGCCTTGGCGCGAATTGACGCAAAGAGTCGCACCGATATTCAGCGCATGATCACTGATGGCGAGTATGAGAAGGCTCAACTGCTGATGGACGGTGAGAAAGCGCTACAAAGTGAGGCGCTGACGTTTGAGCAAGAAAACCTCATCAAGCAGCTTGCAAACGACATAACGATGGGTCGCATCGATGCTGATGCTGCGAAGGCGATTCAGCGGTCAATTACTGCTGGGGATATAGCTGTTGCCAAAGAGCAGCGCGGTGAGGCGGTTGACGTAGCTAAGGAGGCTCGTGGATCGGCAAAAGAAATTGCCGAGATCGATGAAGCGATGCAGACCGAGCGGCTGACCTACGAACAGGCCAACCTGCTAGAGTCGCTAAAGACGGAAGTCACGCTAGGGCGCATCGATGCGGGCACTCGCAAGTCGATTCAAAACATGGTTATCAAAGGCGATTTGGCTGAGGCCCGACAGCAACTGGCTTATGCCCGGGAAATTGCCGCAGGTCAGGTGACGATTGGCGATGAGCAGGTGCCTACGATAGAGGCGGGTCGTTTCAACCTTGAAGAGGCCCTGACCCAGGCTCAGTTAGAGCAGTTGGTCAAGACCGAGCAGGGTCAGTCTATTGCCAACTTCATGGCGCTCGTGCAAACGCTGGAGCCAGGATCTGTGGCGCGTGGCGAACTGGAAGCTAAGATTGCCGAAGAGGTAACAGGGTCAATACAAGATGAGGCGCTGAAGAGTGTGCTGTTGGAGATGCTGCGTCCCATAGATCTGGGTGGTGAAGAAGAAACGGGGGGTCTTTGACGACACCGACACCGACATAGACGTTGATGACGAAGAGGATGTTGGCGGTGAAGAAGAATTGTCGCCTGGATATGCTCAATGGTTAAGAGACAACCCCGAGCCGCCAAGCCCGGCCAGGCCCAACTACGACAATGCGACAACGGACGCGCAGCGGCGAAGGGCGACAGAGGAATGGGATCGCCAAGTGGCAGCGTGGGAGGATTGGGATCGGCGCAGGCAGCAGGCAGAAGTTGATTTTGGTTAAGAAATAAGGAATCGGCCATGGCACTAGCAGCAATATTAGCCGCAGCCCAGATGGGAAAAATGGGCTACGACATGTACAACCAGCGGCAGACCCAAGCGGAGCAAGATCGGCTGCGCAAAGAGCGTATGCGCGAACAGGAGTTGATGAACGCTCTCGCTACGCTGCGCCGACAGCAGCCCCAGCAGCTCAGCATGGCGACCAGCCCGACGCCAGCCCAAGTGGGGCGCGACCACACCTCGGGCCTGCTGGGCAATTTGATTAGAGCGGGCCAGATCTACCAAAATTACAAAGCGACGAGCTAGCTATGCAGATGCCTTCTATGCGGCAGCAACTTTTGATAGACCGGGACCGTGGGCTTGCGCTGGGAGCCTTTCTCGACAAAGTGGTACGAGACGCCAGCGCCAAGCGCAATGTGCCAAAGCTTGTTGGCGCGACCCTTGGCACCAGCCTGCAAGACATTGATGTTGACGCTCTGTTACGCGCCATCGAAAGAAGTGGAAGCACTGGCGAATCCTTCGACAGGCCAGGGGCATGGAGCGACCTTGGCCAAGAAGCGGAGGACCGGCGCAGGCTAAAGCGTCGAGAGTTGTATCCCGATGCTTATTTGGCAGAACAAAAAAGACAGGATGAGGCCCGTGCTAGTGCGATACCGGGCCGTGATCCCGGCCTAATTGATGAATTCAGGCGTATGGGCGGTCAGATGGAGACGCCGGTAGGCCCGGCGCTGCCTGGTGGCCCTGGCATGATGACGCCGGTGGGGCCAGTGGAAAGGCCAGCCGCTGAAGCAATGCCTGAACAGAAAACGGGCCCGGTATTCCGAGGCGTCAGGCCTGATCTGTTGCGGCACTTACAAAGCATAAGAGTTCCGCAGGCCACAGCGATTGAGGGAACAGATTATCGCCTTGGAGGTGCCCAAGACACCGGCAATATCTACCGCCAAGTGCCGTACCGCACCGAGGGAAACTGGCGTCGCGGTGGCGTCGAGTTGCCGTTCCGTACGGAAAGAGAGCGAATAACTGAAGAGGAATTGCTTGAAGAATTAGGAGAAGAAAGGGCTCGGCAAATACGGGAACAGGATGCTTTTCCAGATGCTGTTGTTCGGCAACCCGTCGCAGAAAGGCCTGAGCCGCCACAGCGTCCCACGGTCTTTACGCCAGGCGACCAACAGATACTAAATCGACAAGGGGTGTCTGAATCCCTGCAGACGATTGATCCAAGTGCTTTTGTTGCCGACCAGCAAAGAGGTATGGATCCGCAGCTTGCTGGAGTGGACTTAGAAGGCATGGCACCCGAAAGCCCGTCTTTCCTCTCCCGTCTGGGCAGCGGCATAAAAGACAACCCCGAGGTCGCGCTGCAAATAGCTGCGCTTCTTGGTGGCGTGGGCTCGGGGCTTATGGGCCGAGGCCGCTTAGCCAAGCAGCAGGCAGAGCAAGACGCTGCTAACCGGCAAGCCGCAGCCTATGCAAACGCTATTAGCACTTTGACCCGTGGCCGCACTACGCCAGCAATGGCGCCGAGGCAGGTGCGCAGCACTCCCGGCACCGCTGAGACGATCATGGATGTCCTGGGCACATTGGGCCAGGGCGGGGCACAGATCATGGCGGGACGCCGCCAGCAGCGCCAGGCCGAAGAAGACCGGCAGCGGGCCCAGGCCATGGAAGATTTTAAGATGCAGTACATGACCCGGGGTCAGGACATCGAACAGCGGGGTCAGGACATGGACCTGATGGGCCAAATGCTTCGGGCGAGTGGTGGGGCTGGAGCAGGGGGAGCTAGTGGCGCTGCGGCCCCAGGTGCCAACGAGATAGACGTTTTAGATCAGGTTATTGACGTAGCGGAGCAGCTCTACGAAGGAGCCCCGACCGGGCCCGTCATGGGCATGTTCGGCACCAGCCCATACTCCCAGTATCTGGAGTCGGGCCAAGCTGCTTCGCAATACGACGGCTATCGAAACATCATTAAGGGTCAGATCGCCAAGCTGATCGGTGGCTCTCGTCCGAGTGACTTGGACATGCAGCTAGCTGACCAGATCGTCCCAACGCGACGTGACTTATCCGCACCGCAAAAGTTCAATCTGCTGCGCCAGCTCAACCAGTTCCGCAGAGGACACGGCATGGAGGGGAACATCGGCCACATGATCGATCCCGGTGGCCTCACGTTTGCGGCCGGGCAGGCCGACATGAGCATGAACTTGCAAGCATTGTCTGATGCCCAGCTCTACCAATACGCGCAGCGTAACAGAAACGACCCAGCCGTAGAGGCTGAGCTGAACCGTCGATTGGGCAACTGATATGGCCATCAGCGACGACCTTCTAAGCAAATTTGCTCAGCGCTCAGGCATTCAGCCAGGCCGTAGAGCCCAGGATGACCTACTGCGCCGGTTTGGTGAGCGCGTTCAGAGTCGCGGTCGGCAAATCACAAGCATCGAAGACTTTCTAGAGGCCTGGGAGGAGGAGGACGTTGACCTCTTGGAGCTGCTAGGCAACATCCCCGGCTCGGCCGTCCAATTCGGCGGCGACGTAGCGTCAGCGCTGGGTGAAGTCGTCACCAGCCCGGTGCAGACGGCCAAGGCCTTGGGAACGCTGGGTGTAGGTGTCGCGGATCTGCCGCTACGAGCAGCAGGTCAGGAGGCTACGGGCATCCAGCGCCGAGGCCGAGAGGCTTTAGGCGAGTTAGCGGGCGGCATAGCGGGATCGCTTACGCCTCAAGCCCTTACTGAACGGCCTGTAGAAGGATTGGCCAACCTGGCCGTAGGGGGCGGCACAGCGCTGAAGGGCCTTGGGGCCCTCTCGCGGGTCGGTCGTATGCCCCAGGTCGCTGAGACGCTCCAGAAGGCCGGTAGGGCAGCTATGGCTGCGGATCCCACTACGATGCCCTTTAGGGCCGCTGCGGGAGCCACAAGGGCTGCAGGGCGAGGCATCGGCCGTATTACGGGCGCAGGCAGACGCCGGGCCCAGGAATTCGGGGAGTCCATAGGCGGCGAGACGCCAACCGGGCGCAAGGTGCCCTTATGGAAAGAGGTGCTGGCAGGCGGTGCGGCGTTTACGACGGGCACGTCGCCCGGGACGATCCTTCTGACGCTGGAAAAAGCCCGGGAAGGGTTGGGCAGTGTCATACGAGAGGCGCGGAATGACCGGGTAGGGGCCTGGGAGGACATCGTCAAGCGGGGCGTAGAGGCGACGAAAAAGGTACGGACGCAGGCGAATAAACTGTACGAGCAGGGCAAAAACCAGATACAGCAAACGGGTGCTTTAGAGGATCTCGTATCGCATCAAGAGATTTTGCCGGGCATACAGCAGACGCTGGCGAGATTTGGCGTGCGGATCGATGCAAAGCCCGTAGACATCACAGGGGCCCGGCCGCCCCAGGGGTCTATGCCCACGGGGGCCTACGCCGACGTGCGTCCTCCAGTGGTCGGACGGAAGACTGAATACGAGGTAAAATTCGATGACAACTCTGCCGTCTCGGAGATTGGAGCGAATCGCTCAATTATAGCAAAGCAAGTACGTGACCTGCTCAATAACTGGGCAAAGGGTGATGCAGGCACAGACGTAGATGCCATGCGCCTGGAACATATACTGACTCGCCGCAAGCAGATCGATGACTCTATATCGGCCTTGGGGCCCTTGGACAACGTATCGGCCAGCACTCGTGCTATCCTGAGCGATATTCGCACTCAGCTCCGCAGCAAGTTTGATGAGAAGGTGCAGCAGAGGGGCCTGACGACAGACTATTTTGGCGGCTATGAAGATGCCAAGATCGCCCTGGAAGAGTATCGGTCCATGCTGGGCTTAGGGCCCGAGATGGTGTCAGAGGCCGGGAAGTTTGGCGATGGCGTGAAGCTAGAGTCCATACGAAAGATGCAGCGGGCCTTGAATGAGGGAAACGAAAACGTCCTTAACCGCATACGCGGATTAGAAGACATCGCACAGGACAACACCATCATGGCGCGTATGGTTGGTGCCGCCATGCAGCCGCTGCTCGGCTCGGGCCTGGTCGTGAAGTCTGAGATCAGCCAGGCCTTCCGCGCTGCCGCCGGGCTCGGTGCCGGTTTGTGGAATGCCCCTGCTGTGGTGCTGTTTTCGCCCCGCGCCGTCAACGAGCTGCTCGTGCGAATGGGAGGCCCTGGCGGGATGGCGATGGGTGCAGCGGCACGAGGGCAGGCGCAGGCTCTAGTGCAGTCGGTGCGGGCAATGCAGCCCAAGCTCAAGCCCTTGGGCATCGATCTCAAAGACATAGCCAAAGAGGGCATGACGATTGGTGTGCTATTGGAGCGTTTAAACGAAGTGGCAAATGCTGAAGAGCAGCAAACGATGAGGCGATAATGGGCACTATATCCAGACAGACGACGTGGGCAACCGGCGATACGCTGACCGCCAGCGACCTAAACGGCGAATTCGACAACATACTCAGCACAGCCAACGGCAGTTTAAACGCCGACAACCTGGGCGTCACGGCCGGTCAGGCAGCGGCTTCCAAGGCGGTAGTGCTGGATAGTAACAAGGACTTTGCCGATACCTCCAGCGGCAACCAGATCCGCAACCTAACAATAAGCGGGTCGCTGAAGATCGGTACGACGTTTTTGCCCGATGCTTCGGGCGGGGCCGACCTGGGCAGCACGTCGCTGGAGTGGGGCGATGTCTACATAGCCGATGATAAGAAAATTTATCTCGGCTCGGACCAAGACATTAGCCTCCAGTATGACGAAACGACTAACAACGCCTTGGAGATTGCCGCAGCCGTCGAAGGGGCTGCACTTGGCATTGTCCTGAAATCCGACCAGGGCGACGATGCCGGGGATGAGTGGAAGCTGAACATAGCTGATGGCGGCACCTTAACACTCGGCAATGACATCGCCTCCGCAGGCACGTACGTAACCCATCTCACGCTAACGCCCAACTCGACGGTATCCAGCTCGACGCTGGCCCTGGCCGGGGGCCTGACCGTAGCTGGGACGGCAGGGATTACCGGCGTAGCTACGGTGGGTGGCCTGACGATAGGGTCGGCGGTCATTAACGAAGCCGAGCTGGAAACGATTGACGGCATCACGGCAGGCACCGTCGCGGCCAGTAAGGCGGTGGTGGTTGACTCTAATAAGGACATAGGGTCATTCCGAAACGTGACGCTTACAGGTGAGTTGGACGCCGCCACAGGCGACTTTTCGGGGGCCGTGGATATTGCCGGGGATCTGACCCTGTCAGCCGGGGCCGATGGTGCGTTGCAATTTTCCGCAGCTAGTAGCATTAAGGTGCTTGATAATAATTCTGCTGCCTTGGTCATCGAAGAGGCTGACAATGCCTACATGACCTTTGTGACGACTAACAGCTCGGAAGCCGTCAAGTTTGACAAGGCACTCGACATCAATGCGGCGATGCAAATTGATGCGACGGTCACGGTAGGAGCCGACGACCAGGGCTACGACATCATCTTCTACGGCGACACCGCCTCGGCTAACATGACATGGGACACCTCCGCAGACGACCTGATTTTTAATGGCGCTGCGGGCCTTATAGTTCCCGATGGCCAGCTAACACTTGGGTCTACAGCGCTGGCGGCTACGGCGGCTGAGTTGAATGTATTAGACGGGGTCACCGCAGGCACGGTAGCAGCCAGCAAGGGCGTCGTAGTGGACGCCAATAAAGACATCGGGTCATTTAGGAATGTTACACTAACAGGCGAGTTGGATGCAGCCACGCTCGACATCAGCGGCAATGCGGACATCGATGGCACGACCAATTTAGATGCTGTAGACATCGACGGAGCCGTGCAGGTCGATGCCACCGTCACCGTTGGCGTCGATGACACCGGGTATGATGTAAAATTCTTCGGCGCGACCTCGGGCAGCAGCATGTTATGGGACGAGAGTGCCGATGACCTGATCCTAACAAATGCCGGGCTGGCCGTGGGCAGCGACGCTACGGGCGACATCTACTACCGTGACAGCAACGGCTTCCTGGCGCGTCTGGGCGTAGGCAGTAATGGGCAGGTGCTTACAACGAATGGAACCATCCCAAGCTGGGGATCTGCCAGTGGCAGCGGCGACTTCTCTGGCCCCGGCTCTGCTACCGACAACGCCATCGTGCGGTTCAATGGCACGGGCGGTAAGACGGGCCAGAACAGCGGCGTAACGATTGACGATAGTAACAACGCCACCGGCTTTGCGAATCTCACGCTTACGGGCGAACTCGACGCAGCTACGGGCGATTTCAGCGGCGATGTTGACATCGATGGCACCCTCGAAACCGATGCTCTGACCATCGGCGGCACAACGCTACTGGCAAACGACAGCAACAACCGCGTCACGACAGCAACGGGCAGTGGCACGCTGAATGGTGAGGCCAACCTGACCTTCGACGGCTCGACGCTGACGGTAACAGCAGATCAGCATATTGCCAACGGTAGCGGATTGGTTGTCGGAAATACTGCTCAAGTTTCAACAAATACGCTGACGGGCGAGGCTCAGATTCAAGGCACCGCGAACAATGATACACTGTTTTCGATCAGCCGATACAGCGCAGATGGCACACCGTCACGTATTCATTTCGCAAAAAGCCGCAACGCGACCATTGGCAACGTGACTGGCGCGGTGCAGAGTGGCGATGATCTTGGGCAGATTGGTTTTTGTGGTAGCGACGGAACTGATTTTAATAATCTGAGTGCGTCTATCGGTGCTGTTGTATCCGGCACAGTATCTGGTGATACAGTACCCGCAGATTTGGTATTTGGAACGGGTACGAGTGCAACGGAGCGTTTGCGAATCGATGCCTCGGGCAACGTCGGGGTCGGCATGACTCCAACCGCGAAACTCCAGTTAAAAATTGCGGGTAACACAAGTGATGGCATATCGATTCAGACAACAGAGGATGGTGGATCGGCTGAGTATTTTAAAATCGGCATCGGAACACCTTCGGGCTACGGAGCCTCAACGATATTTACTCGCGGCGGTGCTGATGGGTTCACATCTGAGACGATGAGGTTGACCCATACGGGCGATGTGTTGATTGGCACCACAAGCACCACTAACGCTGGACGATTCAAAGTTCAAAATAGCGATGGCGAATATACAGCCGCCTTTTTCAACTCTCACTCATCGTCACCTTACGGTTTGTTTTTGAATTTTAGCGGTGACGACCCCGACAACAGTACCACAAATCATTTTCTGCACTGCAAAGACACGTCCGCTGATAGACTTAAAATTTGGTCTGATGGCGATGTTGCTAACCACGATGGCACGTATGGCACGCTTTCCGACGCCAAACTAAAACAAGACATCACCGACATGCGCTCCTATTGGGGCGATTTCAAGTCACTCCAATACCGCAAGTATCGCCACAAGACAGATGTCGAGGCAGACCCTGATGCGCCGTATCGCATTGGCCTTGTCGCCCAAGAAGTCGAGTCGGTATTTCCAAGTCTGGTTCAAGAGGGGGTCGACCAAGAGCAGCAGGACGTTGCGGTGTTGGACGAGGACGGCAACGCCACGTACGAGCAGACTGCAAAACTGGATGCTGATGGCAACGCTGAACTCGACGCTGATGGCAATACGGTGATGATTAACAAACTCGACGACGACGGCAACGCGATACCGATAACCGAGACAAAAACAGTTGATCTTGGAACCGTGACCAAGTGGGTCAAGTCGAGCATTATCGAAGGGCCGATCATGGCGAGTGTGGTGCAGGAACTTCAGACGCGCCTTGAGGCAGCAGAAGCCAAGATCGCAGCACTGGAAGCGGCGTAGTGGACGTTGACGCCATCATATCCGCAGTCGCCCTCGCGCTTGTCGCGCTGATCGGCGCTAACACCTGGCTGCTGCTGTCGGTGCGCGACAGAATCGGCGGCGTAGATCGGCGTGTGGAGGCGCAAGGCCAGAGGCTGACGAAGTTGATTGAATGGATTGAAGGGCAGGGCAACAAGCGTAGAGCAAAATGATGAAAAGGATCAACTGGAGCCAGCCACCAGAAGATCCTGACGGCCTTTCGTTTTCCGATCTCAAGCGGATGTACAAGATCGTATTCGGGATGCTGATGGAATGCAGACGGATTCGGGGGGCAGAAAAGTCAACGCTGAGAGCATCCCGCAAAGCGGAATTAGAGTTGCGCGAGGAAAAAAAGGTGCTGACGGGAAAGGTCGCGCTGATATCAAAGAAAGCCGCAGCCGCAAAATCTTTCCGCGAAACTTCGGGATGGAGCGCCGGTGCTATCGGATTTGTTACGTTGCTCTGGGCGGCATTTGGCCACTATGGCTACCCGGGCCCGCAATGGTTTTGGGAGCATGAAGTTGTGTATGGTGCCGTGTGCTGGTTTGCAACTACGATATTCGCCTGGGCCGCAAAGCACTACTATGGCGCAGATTGAATTAACGCACAAACCCAAATAGGAGACGACAATGGCTATAGAGATTGCCCAAAAGATAGAGGCCATGGAGGCCGAGATCGTGAGGACTCAGGAGGTGCGCCAGAACGCCCTCAGACAGGCCCAGGAGGCCGAGGCCATGCTACAGCGCCAGGCAGGCTATATCGCAGGCCTGAGAGAGATACAGGAGGCCGAGGCCCAGGCCAATGGCCAGGTCGAGGTCGAGGAACCCGAAGCCGTGGAGGCTTAGTTATGATTGATATCGTTAAAAACATCGTGGACAAAGTCCAGAGCCGTAAGCTTGGGGTGACGGCAGTGGCTGGGGTTGCTGCAGGCACGGGTGCCGTCGATATTACTTGGCCGATTGCCGCCATTGCCATGGCCTATATCCTGGGCCAGGCATACGTGGATGGACGAGGCTAAGTTTTACCAAAGTTTTACCACTAGTATAGTAAACGCCCCATCCCTCACGGCAATACGGTGCAACGTATTTCCTATGGGGATGGGGCGTAAGTTGTTGCTCCCACAAAATTTTAGGGTACGTATTTCCTATAGATTCCTATTAGTTCCTATGTGCGTGGACTGTGTTCATCACTTGTTGCAGTGACCCGCAACCATGGCATTTATCCCCCTCGAAAAACAGCCGGTTACGTAGTAGTGGGTAGCAAGGCTGGCCTACGGGTTTTACCAAAGTTTTACCAGCCCAAGCTTTCTTGCATCCGACCCATGGCGTCCGATGTCTCTTGCTCAAACAAATGGGAATATGTGTCCAGGGTTATACTGGGCTTCTCGTGCCGCATTTGGCGCTGCACAGTCAAGATGTTCTCGCCGTTGTATATCATAATTGACGCACAGGTGTGGCGCAGGTCGTGGAACGTGTAGTCTGACGACAGTCCAGCTCGGGCAGCAGTCCGTTTAAACGCCTTATACCATTTGTCGTAACTGTCGAGCGTACCGGCCTGGCCGTAGATTTGCCGCGAGTTGCCAAAGGCATAATTGTACGACTTCTCAATCGGCCAGATGAAATCGTTCTCTATGGCTGTCTTGGTAATTTTCTTGCTGCCCATCTCAGCGACATCAACCGTAATGGTCGCTGGCCAATCGTGAGTCGATAGAGCGATGGCATTAACGTGGGCTATCTGCTGCTTAATGATGGCAACCACAGCAGGCATTAGGGAGACTGTCTGTGTTGAGGCCTCTGATTTAGGGGCTCCCAAGCAAAAGTTCTTGTAGTCGTAGTTACCCATTCGATCACATACTTGGTACGTGCCCTCATCGGGATTAAAGAGGGACTTCCGCATGGCCATCATTTCTCCCATCCGCAGTCCCGAGTTGATGGCCACCTGATACCGTCGGCCTTCGGTGTCGGTGCTGGCACAAGAAATAAAATGTGGGACCTCTGTGATGTTTATCGCTTTGGCCCTGGATGCGTCTGGCTTGCCCAACTTGATCGTGCGACTCTTAGCTGGATTCTGAGCAAGCCAATTCCACTCCACGCCGGTGGCAAGGATGGCCCGCAATAGCGTCAAAGCATTGCGTCTGGTGTTGTAGGCCAGGTGCGATAAGGTGTTCAGCCAGGCGATGATGTATTGCGGCCCGAGCGCTTTGAGCTTGATGGCGCATAGCATGGTCGGCTGATCGTGAGTGCCGCGAATACGTTTCAGGTCTTCTTTGTACGCTTTGACGGTGGAGATCTTCGGAACTTGTGGCAGCATTAGCTGCTCCCAACGAGCGCACAGATCTCCAAAAGTCGCATTAGTATGCGCCGTTAAAGCGCTTTTAGCATACTGCTCTGCTATCTTGCCGTCGTAGGCTGTGCGCTTGGCGTCGGTATTGATCTTGCGGCCGGTGTCGGGATCGACATCGGGGATTCGGACCTGGGGGCGCTTCCCGTCAACGCTATGTCGGGAGTAGTAGTATGTTTTGCCCTTCGCTGTCTGTTTGATAACTGCCATGATTATCCTCCTGGGATGAAGTAGCGTAGATTGCGGAGCTGGGTATTCTCCACAATTTTCCTCGTTTGATGCCTTCTAGCTCACCTCCGCGCAGCCAGTTGTAGACGGTGCGCTGGCAGACATCTAATTGCACCGCCACCTCGGCGGGGCTGTAATACTTCTCACGGGTTACTAGTGCCATGCTGGGCTCCTTTTATCTTACGTCGTGGTTCCATATTTTGTCGTATACCTCCTTTACGGTGTCCTGGGGCAGGGCGTCCGAGATATCTACGTCTCCGAGCTTAACCTCCCAGCAGTCTATCGACGGTCCCTCGGACGGCGTCTCCAGGGTCTGGGGCCGGGTGTCACTGTTGACGATGGCGCGGATCGTGACCGGGATGTAGAGGTCGGCTTCCATCTCGACGTTCCAAGGGGGCTGCTTGTCCATGCTGTCCTCGCATTGCCAGGCCGTGTATTCCACGCCCAAGAATTCGATGCGGCGGCGGCAGACCATCATTGTCCGCGCAGGCTCCACACCCGTATCATGCGTCCATGATTCGACGGTATTTCGGACTTCTTCATTCGGCCGGTCCAGACAAAGCGCCGGTCCTTGAAGACCGATCCTATCCAGTTCTGGCCATTGGTTCGACCAGGGTTAACATGCGCGGCCCGGCGCACATCGTCTATCGTCACATAGCCCTGGGCCCGGGCGATGCGCACAGCCTCGTCGCGGGCCTCGGCCAGTAATTCCGATTGCGTGAGCGCGGCCATGGCCATGCCCTCGTCGCGCAGGGCCTCGCCCTGGTCAAGGTCGAAGCGGAGCTGGGACTGAATCATGTGCGGCTCCTCTCGTGCTGCGAGAGTAACGCCGCCCGCCGCTGTAGTGAGCTTACCATCCACGATGGCATGGTTGCCTTATCAATGCGCTTTTTTCGCTTTGCAGGCGACTCAATGCCATGCCTCTTGCAGGCCTTTGCAAAGCCCCCTACGCTAACGCCGAGAGCGGCTGCGGCCTCGACGTTGGTGTCGTGCATCTCAGACGCCTGTGCTAAGACCGGGGGATTCAATCGGTATCTCCATCTCGGGTTCATAGGTTTCTTTCTTCGGGGAGCAGGGGGCTCAATGCCAAAGCGCTTGCAGGCCCGTGTAAATCCTGATTGGCTCACTCCCAATGCCTGCGCTGCTGCGGTACTGGTCTTATACATCCGCGCTGCCCGCTCGACAGCAGCACGGTCCAGCTTATTAACCCAGGACTTTGCCATTCGTTACCCTTTCGCGTGTGATCGGTAGTGGCTGATGGCCCGCACAGTATGGTCGCTGGTCTTGGCGTGGCGCTGCAGGCGGGCGAGGAAGCTCCACATGCTCTCAATCTGCTTGGACTGCTTAACCACTACGCCCTCCAGATGCTCGTTATACTCGTTTAGACGCCGCTGCTGTGATGCGCTGAGCTTAGTGGCGGGCATCGGTGCGTGTCTCCCCGATATGCCTAGGCATATGCACACGCAGACGGCCACCGGCCCCCTTGGCGGTCATATCCGCACTACCGGTGATGTTGCCGTCCCGATGCCCGCCATATCAGTAATCGCTCCGCTTGTACGGGTTGAGAGATGATCGGCGTCCCGTCTGGACATTGGCCTCGCCCATCGCTTCTTCGGCAACCTGCTGCTGGGCCCGCAAATCGCCTAACAGCCTCCACCCGATCTCCTCGGCCTGCTGTAACTGCCCGATGCGGCCCTCACCACACAGCCCCTCGTCATCCATCATCTCGGTGATCACCCGGGTAGGTATCACACCCTCCTCGGGCTTTCGGAAATTGAGGCCCAGCTTGCTTTGGAGGTGGGCGCGTATGCGCAGGCCCATCTGTTCCTCCTGGCGCACCCGCTGGCCCCAATAAGCCGCACCTCGCTCACTCTTGGGCTTGCGCTTGTATTCGGCGCGGGCCTTCGTGGTGGCCTCTTGCAGGCGCTGCTGCTGCTCATACTGGGTGGCCAGGGCCACGAGCTGCCCCGGGTGCGGGTGGAAATCGCCCTGGCCGAGCATGTAGCTATCGATGGCGTGGTTCCAGCCCTCGTCGGTTAACCCTTTTACCTGCCGCCACCAGCGCTTGAGTAGCTGCGCATCGGGCTTCCAGTGGTATTCGCCGGTCAGTAGGCCAATGCCCTGTTTAAACGCCCCCTCACTCAAGGTCGAGGTCTGCGAGGATCTCGTCGGCGGTGTGGACGGTGCGCTCGGTACGGCCTGTGTTAGTTCCATGGATCTGTCCTTGGATTACCTCCCAGATGCATAGCTCTGGGTAGCTGCGTGATTTGGTTCGATACTTGGTCGGGGCCTGGCAATACCTCGGCACCCAATGGGCCAAAGCGTAGTCGTTGATCTCGGAGATCTCTTCCCAGCTCAGCTTGTCGAGGCGGTGCAGGTCATCAAATGCCTTCGCCCAGGCCCGCTCGTGCTTGCTGACGCGCTGCTGCAACGAGCCATGCGCGATGAGGTGGCGCTGGAATTCCGCGACGAGCTGCAGGGCCTGCGCAGACGGTTCGTAGCGCTTCTCAACGGAGCGATTGTAGTGCGTTTTGCAGAGTCCCTTCGAATACCCGGGACGAGTACAGTTATCCTTGGTACAGGTATCAGGGTCTTGGGTACTAGGGCCCTGGGTACTAGGATCCTTGGTACTAGGTACCCTAGTGTCTGCGGGTAGTTTTGTGGTACCCTCTTGGGTACCATCAGACATAGTATCGGGTAGTCTTGTGGTATCCTCTTGGGTACCCTCAAAGGTTACCCGCGAACCCTCGCCGGTATCGATCTTGATCGTAATAATTATCATCGTTGTTGCCTCGACCCAAACGGCTTTTCCTTGACCTTCATTCGCGGATCGGATGTCGAGTATCTGCAATAGCTGTCGTTGATAATTCGCGGCTGCAGGCCCGGCTCAGCGGGCCAGCCGGTCAGCACTTTCGGGCGGCGGCTATCGGTCAGCGTATACGGCGCTTCGGTCGTCGGGTTAATTGCGCCCAGCACGTCCTCGCGGGCAAAATATTGATACTCTAGCAGGTATTTAAACTTCATCGACCGTCTCCAGGGTGACTTCGATGCGTGGATTTTTGCGGTCGAGGACAAATACATCTTCAAAGCCAGCGATGTATTTCGGAGAGTCATCGGGGATCACACCGGCCTGTACCAGGCCGTCCAATACATACTTGGTTGCCACGCCGCGCAGGTTGTCGGGGTCACGACGTAGATCCTTCATATACCAGAAAAACCGCAGACGCACTGGAGGAGTATGCGCCCGCAGTTTACCGGCTTTGGCTTCGGCCCACACGCGATGGGTCCAATCTCGTTTCTCCTTCGCGTAGAGGGACCAGTGCCGCTTGGCGTTATTGAGGCTCGTATTCACAGCGGGCCAATCACCCTTCAGAACTATCGTCTGCTTCATATTCGCGTATCTCAGACTCGTAGCGGCTGATCTCAGCCCTGTGGATGCGCACGAGTTTTCGGGCCATGCGGTGGGCCGTTAGTTCTTTTGCCTTCAGCATCCTCCAAACCTGGCGCTCACTGATGCCGAGCCGCAGCGCAACCTCGGTCACGCTATACCACTCGCGCTGTATGGGCTCCAGGGTGGGGCGTTCCCCGGCCATTAGAAGGGCACCTCCTCCTCCTCGGCTACGACCTCGCCGTCCATGACATCGACCACGGTGCCCAGCGCATCCTCAAAAGCGCTCTTCGGCAGATCCATGGACTGGATGAACAGCGTGGTGGCGCTATTGCGGACATTCGTCCAGTAGTCGTTGTCGGGCTCCCAGCTCTCTCCTAAGCCCCGTGAGTAGGTTTCGTTCCACAACGACATGGATGCGCCCAGGGCCCAGCCGTAGCGGTCCTTGAGGTCGCCAGGGCGCATGGTGGATAATGTGACCGGCTTCTTGGCCTGGCCGTTGTCGCTGCGGCTCTGGGGCTGCTTGGCAGGCGTCTCGGCTTTAGCCTTTTTCGGCTTGCTCTGCTTGGGGGCGGGTGCATCGAAGTCGGGCATCTCCAGCGTGACCCAGCCGCCATCCTCATCCGACCACGTCGCCAGCTCAGGTCCCTTGCTCAGGTCGCCTTCGTCGTCCTCGTCTACGGTGATCTCGTAGCGGTTCGCGTTGAGGCGCTCTATCGTGCAGCCGCCATTAGCGCCGGGCCAGTTTTCGACCAGGGCCTGGAGGAAGGGGAGTTCGCCCCAGATCTTTTCCTTGCGGCCATCGACCAGGCAGTCGAGGCTGTAATACACGCCATCACCGCGCTGGCTATCCTTCTGCTTGATGCTTCCGTACTGGTTCACTACGATTGAGATCTCTTGGTTGTCCTTCAGACCAGGCATTACAGTCTCCCGTGGTATAGGGCGAGGCACAGGTGCCCGCCAACATAGAAAAAGGTGAATAGCAGCAGGGCGTAGACGGCCTTATCGACTCGGGACATGGCGATGCCTCCCAATGTTGGTTGTGGGCCGTTCTGGGATGTTCTGGGGGGCGTAGAGCTTGCTGATCCGCAATCCACGCAATACGAGGCGTCCGTCGTCCGACAGAGTGCTAGTAGAGGTGCTACTGGAGTGGTATTTCTGATTGCGGAAATGCTGCGAGGATGCTACATTATGCATGCACAAAGCCTCCTTGTTTACGAGCCTTAAAACTCGTTGACATACCCCTGGGATAGGGTGGGTTTTGTTGTTTTAGCCTGGCGGGGGCTGCTACCCCTGCCGGGCGTTTTTTTTGCTATTCGCTATCGAATTGGCGCTGCTTGGTCAAATATGTTTGATCCGGTGCCGTGCTGATACGTCACCGTGCCTGCGCCAGGCACCCAATTATGATGGGTTATTGTCGGTGTGATCTTTGCTTCGACGATGTCTTTGATATTGTGGCCCAGGCCCAGCACCGAAGCGCTCTCGTATCTCGTGTACCCAGAGTCGCGGTAATAGTAGCATACGGTCGATACGAGCAGTAGGCTACCGGAGATAATCTTTGCGCTCACGGGGTGGAATGAGGTCTTTTCAGCCACCTCATAATTAATTTTCCATTCGTCTTGGGCGCTTAAGCCCCAGGCGTCGTGGCCGTTTTCTCGCTTCGAAGCCACCCTAATCAGAGTCATCCCATTAAACGGCTCTACCTTTGGATCAAAGCCCGTGCAGAAATACGTACTAGCAAGGTACGGCCGCATCTTCTCATAACCGGCCTGCCCGGCGTACAGTGTCTTGCCCCACAGCAGCAGCAGGTCGTTAATGGCCGTGACGGGCGTCAAATTAACGTCGTCTACTACGGTCGGCTTGCTATCCACGATCCAAGCGGGGCTCAGGGAGAGGCCAGCGGCGATTTTGTCGATTGTGTCAGAGCTGATATTTGCCTCGTCATTCGACATAAATCGGTGCAGAGTTGAATACCCAATGTCGCACTTACGGGCTACTTCTTTAAGGGATGTCTGGTGCGACAATACGTAGGCTTCCAGATTTTCTCTCACGGCAATCGCGGTAGGTGTGCGCGGCATTTTTACTCCTCCAGGGGTCGTGGGGTAGGGGAAATATATTGCCTGCGGTTCTGAGGCGCAACCGAAAAAATGACACTTAAGTGTAACTCAATCCGTCGAAGTGTATTTTCATAGTGACCGCAATCAAGTATTTTGGATTCGTTATCGCGCACTTTTGCCCCAGAATTGGGGCTATATACGCTGTATTTCCCATACAGGGCCCGAATCTTTGCGCCGTAACGCATTGCATAAATAAGTGAAGTCCAAGATCTGGCGTAGTGACAATCCAATGTTTGACAATTTTGACCCGTGAAAAAAATGTCAATCCAATAAAATGGATGGGAATTATACTGCCCTTATGGGCACCTCGTATACTATACAGGCCGTATCGTTGGATGTCAACTATTAGTTTAAAAGTTTTTGATTAAGCTGGTCGCCCGCCCACAAAAATGCGCCAGGCCCCCACCTCCAGGGCCCGGCGCTGCTTTTCGGAACTGCGTTTAAACGCTCTTACTCTTTTTGCTTGTTCTGCATACGGCTCCGCTTCCGATCCAGCTCGGCCAGGGCTCTAAGCGCCAGGGTCGAGGGCTTCATCTTGCCTGCCTCCCAGCGCGAGACGGTATTCCAGAAAACGCCGATCGCCTCGCCCAGCTCGGCCTGGGTAAGCCCCAGCCGCAGCCGCAGGGCCTTGATCTCCTCGCCGGTCAATTCTGATTCTTCCAAGTTTTGGCATCATCAGCAGACTCAAATACCCACCATCCACCTTCGGCCTCAACGATCTCTGCGGCCCAGGGATATACTTCTTGTATCATGTCCTCGTCGTCATAATCGTGTTCGTCAGCGAATGCGGTTCTCATTTCATTCCTCCTCCTCGTCAGGCGTAATCGCATCGATGTAGGCATCGTGGATTGCCAGGTGCATAGTGTAGTGGGCCTGGGCCTTGCCGAGGTCATTGGTCTTAATCGCAATCAGGCTGCACTCGGCAAGGGCGTAGGCCAGGTTGAACAGCTTCTCTTCGGGCTCTGCGGCCTGGACATCGGGATCCTCGCTGTATTGCTGCAGGGCCGTGATGATCGCGTCCCGGGCCGGGTCTAGGATATTGGTGTCGGCCATGGCTATTGCTCCTCTGCTGTGTCAAGGTGTTCTGCCTTAAACTGCGTCCATGCCTGCTGCTTGCCCGATTCGCGCTGCTGCTCAGGCCATTGATCGAAGGATTTGCAATGATTAAATAGCCAGAGGCGCGTTAGTTCAAATGCTGCATCAGATGCGACGGCATTTTCTTTTGTTTGCCAAACTCTTATGCGCCAGTGGCCACACAGATTATTGCACCACTCAACGTGCCGCTTGTAGTGCGAAAATTTTTTCTGCAATAGATCTACAAACTCCCGCCTATCTATGCTTTGGTTCCTTTTTTTATTCCTCTTCGCGCTGCGTCTGTCTATCAGCACTTTGTTGGCCATGGCTAATCCTCCTGGGGTATGCGGGTTATGATAGGGTATAGGAATCTCATTGTCTACTGGCCGTGGAAGGCATTACGGTAGCGGATTAGCGATAGTTCTGGACGCCAGCAAGGACGACGAGTCTTTGGGCTCAATGGGCAATGCCTTCAATTCGGCGTCGTGTTCGCCCAAGAATTCCTCTATCTCTTCCACTTCTTCTAGGTCGATGTCGGCGTAGCTATCGGTCCAGCGAAGGTAGGCGAGGCCTGCAGGGCTAGCCTGCCAAAATTCATTTCGCTCTTCATAGTAGTCTTCTTGCTCCGAAACAATCTCTTCGCATAAGCTATTTGCGCTCTGCAAAAGCTCATTGTAAGCAAGAACGGCGTCGTTGTAGGCCATCGATGCGTCGTGCAATACGACTTGCTGATCGTCAAGCTTGCTGGCGATGTCCCACAATCGCTGGCGACGTGATACGGATACGCATTTCATGGGTAATTCTCCTCTGGGATATGGTTTATTGCCAGGCCCAGAGCGGCTGCCCTGGGCCTGGGATGGGGCGCTGGTGCAGCGGAGTGCGAGTCATTGGATACCATGCCGGTAATCAACCGGGCGCTCTCCTCGGCGCACTCCGCTGCTCATGGTCATCAGCTTACTCGTGGGACCGTTCTATGGTTGCTCTAATGTCGTTCATCCACGGCCAAAGCATTTTCACAATGCCCTCAATCTGCACCGCTGTGTAGCCGTGCCCGCCAAGGATCGCCAAGGCTGGAGTGTCTTCTGGCAGGTCGCCATCGATTATGTATGTGACCCGTCCTCGCTTGGCTATCGAATCGTCCTTGGTTTCGTATCCAATTATTTTCATCCTAGCACTCCTCCATGGGGATCTCGTCCAGCGGGCAGATCGGGGTGCCAAACTCTAAGTATTTGCGCGTGGTGCGGACGGTGTATCCGCAGTCCAGGCACTGGCACTTGATCAATCGGGTGGACTGCTTCTTGGCTCCGCTGCGGGCCATCAGCGTCGCGTGGGGGTAATCGCCCAGCGCATCGATCATCGGCTGCACGTCGCGTTTAAACGCTTCCGACTCTGTCGTGGCCGTCATCTTGCCCTCCAGCCCAATCGCCAGGGCGCACTTGCGGAAGGGCCCCTTGTGGCCGCAGGCCAGGCCGACCGTGGCGTGGATCAGCTCGTGCGCCAGGACACCGGCAACCCGCATCGAATCCTCCAGGGTGGGGCTGATGAAGATCTCAAACGTCTCGTCGCCGCTGCACTGATTCGACCAGCATTCCCCGATGCGCCGGGCCTTGCGGCTCAAAGCGCTTTGGGACGGGAAGCCGCAGCTCACGCGCACATTGTCGGGGATGGTGTAGCCCTGGTCCGTGAAGTGGGGCCTGAGCTGGTCGGTCATCTCAGCTAGCCAGGCTTCGCGTTTGGCGGGTGTGGCCATGTGATATCCTCCTGGGATAGGGTGGGGTATGAGGGCTGCTACCCTCGACACACTTCAATATAGCGTGCGCTATACGAGATGTCAAGCCCTAATTTAATTTTTCTGCAATCGCCAATCGCCAATCCGCAATCGCCAATCCGCAATCCGCAATCCGCAATCGATAATCTTATATACGTGCGCGTGCGTGTGCATGTGCGTGTGTGCGCGTATGTATGCGCGTGTGCGTGTGCAATATAGGCCAGGGCAGGGCAGGCCAGGGCAGGCCAGGGCCAGGGCCAGGGCCTGCAGGCCTGGGGCCTGGGGCCTGGGCTCGGGCTGCAGGTGGGGGTCTGAAAAAAATATGAGGGGATAGAAAAAAAGCGCTTGACATATAGCGTACGCGATATATATTTACAGGCATAACGGGCTTAGCAGGGCCCACCCACCCTATCCTTGGAGGATGACATGACACACTCGTTTTTAGTATCTCGGGCAGTACGCAACAACAAGGGCCAGTTTACCGGCCGGTACCGGCTGGGGTTTAGCTTGCCCGGGCTGGGCAAGATTGACAAGAGCTGGGCCGGGCTGCAGGTGGCTGTATTGGTTTTGGTTTATCTCGGTTTGGTGGCCTAGTATGAAGACCCTACCCAACATCGCATGGACGGATTACGAGACGGCACAACAGGTTTGCGCAAAGTTTAATGAGTCTAGCGCAACTACCGAAACATGTATCATGCCGGTACAGGCTTTCCCGATTGAGCTGGACGCTAAGCGCTGGAGTATTGGCATTTTTACCGATTCTTTTGACCTGGTAGACTATTTTCGGGCTGGGGAGGATGGTTAAGATGAAGATCTTTACGGAAAAAAGGGGAAACCCCAAAACCAGCAAGAACAAGGCACACAGTATTATTTTGCATATGGCTCCAGCGGATCTATCGGGCTGGAATGTATGCAAGTTTAGCACTGCAGGTTGTAGGGATAGTTGCCTAAACAGGGCGGGGAGGGGAGGTATTGGGGCCCCAGATACCAACACAATACAGCTAGCTAGGATAGAGCGTACCCAGCTATTTTTCAGGGATAGGGCAGAGTTTTGGGCTCGGACCTATTGGGACCTGCACAAGCTAGGGCGCCAGGCCCAGGCCCAGGGCCTGGGGGCTGCAGCCCGGCTCAATGGGACTAGCGACCTGCCCTGGGAAAAGATTAAGCCCGAGCTGTTTACAGACTTCCCCAATATCCAGTTTTACGACTATACCAAACATCCCAACCGCACAGACCTGCCCAACAACTACCACCTCACCTTTAGCTTGTCCGAGACTAACAAGGCCCAGGCCCTGCAGGTATTGGATAGGGGCCAAAATGTCGCGGCCGTATTTGCCACAAAGAAAGGCCAGGCCCTGCCCGAGACTTGCTGGGGCTATCCGGTATTTGATGCCGATTTAACCGATGAGCGCTACCTAGACCCCTTTGGCATTGCTGGGCTTAGAGCGAAAGGGCCAGCCATTAAAGACACGTCGGGTTTTGTGCTAAATGAAGACGGCACCCAGCGCACAAGCTTAGGAGCATAGCCCCAGGGCCCCAGGCCCTTCCTGAAGCCCCAGGAGCCCCTATAAGGGCCCTGGGGCTTTTTGTTTGGCAAACAAGGCCCCTAGTACTAGGTCCTAGTAGTAGGGGCCCAGGCCTAGGGGCTGGGGCCCTGGGGCTGGGCCTAGGCCCTGGGCCCTAGTACCTGGGCCCTAGGTACCTAGGACCCAGGGCCCCAGGGTCCCAGGGATCCCCCAGGGGCCTAGTACCTAGGTCGATCCCTAGGTAGATCCCCAGGCCCTAGCCCAGGGCCCAGGGCCAGGCCTGGGCCGGGCCTGGGCCGGGCTCGGTAGGCTTGGTAGATCGGGGCTGGTATACTTGAAACCGTGTGTAATCCTTTCTCTATTCTCTCATTACCCACCCGATAGCATTAGAGCCCGGCTCGGGCCCTGGCCCGTTTAAACGGGGCCCTGGGGCCCGGGCTGGGCCCAGGCCAGGGCCCATGTGGTAAAACTCGGGTAAAACCCGGGCCCAGGCCCTGGCCTAAGTCTAGTCTAGGCCTGGGCTTAGCTGGGCCCTGGCGTATATCTAGCTCATATGTGCCCGGGCTTTGGGCCTGGCTGGGCCCGGGCTCGGGTCTGGGCTCGGGCCCTGGAGGCGAAGCGACCAGGCCCATCCTTCGATCGATCCGCATGCGTATATACGCTCCCCCACATAGGCCTTCCCAGGGCCTTCCCGGGACCTTCCCGGGGTCTTCCCTCGGACCCGGGCCTACGCTCTGGGCTTCCCCTGGTTTCCGGTCCCAAAGGGGCTCAAGCATGAGCCAGACTGTGGGGCCCTTTGCAAACAAGGGCTTACGTCCAGTTTCGCTCCAAAGGGGCTCAAATCCTTGCGCCTTTAGGGCTAAGGGTGTTTAAACGCAGCTTGGGCCTCCGACCCGACCTGGGGGGGCCTTACCCTCTGATTCCCGTAGGTACCTGATTTTACCCTGGAATACTGGATAGGAAATATGGCGCAGGGAATTGGCCTGTCTTGCCCGGTGTACCTAAAGCCTTGAAAGTCCTTGCGCCCGTTGGGTTTGCGTGATGATTTTTATAGCGAGGGCATGTTTAAACGTGCCTTTATCCTCCTCGGGTAGGGGTACCCGACTCGGCTGGGGGAGCCCGCTTCGGGTATCCCCCGCCGTTTAGATCTTGGCCGACGAAATGGAAGCAGCAAGCGTTGACATAGACTATGCCGCATACCTCGGCGCATTGCCGCCTGCGGAGTTTATCCGCTTGAAGCAGGCGGCTATGGACTACAAGGCGGCCGATCTGCTATTGGATGAGGCAAAAAAGGGGATGGACGCTATGCGGACTGCGGTGAAGGCCTCTAAGGCGAAGAAGATGAGAGATGCGGCCAGGTCGAACTGGATGGAATCTGTGCGATTAAGGCTTCGTGCTAATGAAGTTTTTGCCCTGCATTTGCCGATACAGCGTTAGGATCCCGTAGCCCATGGAATACACCGCAGACACCTGGCCTCGGGACCGCTGGCCGAATTTTTCGTTTGAGGAGTTTTCCTGTAGCCATTCGGGGGCCTGCATTATGAACCCCGAGTTCATGGACCGGCTTCAGGATCTGCGGGATGAGATGGGCCCGCTGCATATCACCAGCGGCTACCGCAGCCTGACCCATCCCAACGAGATCAAGAAGGACCGGCCCGGGGCCCATACCCATGGCCGGGCCTGTGATATCGCCCTGTATGGGGAACCGGCGTATTCGATCGTCGGCCGGGCTGAGAATCATGGATTTACCGGGATTGGCATACAGCAGCGGTCGGATGTGCCGCATCACAAGCGCTTTATCCACCTCGACGACCTTGAGGACGACATCTTCCACGGGGAACGGCCCTGGATCTGGAGCTATTGAGCGATGAAGCTGTCTGATAGACATCACGAAGCGATTCAGATGATGATTCTGGATCGGTATTCCCGTCGTCGGCAGTCCCACCAGATAGCCGCCCAGGTCGGTGTCCACTACGTCACGGTCAATGCCTGGAAGCGGGATCCTGATTTCCAGGCCGAGTATCAAAAGCAGCTAGCGCTCTATAAGAACAACTTCGATGACATCCAGTTGGCCGACCGCAAGGAGCGGGTCAAGGTGCTGTCGGAGATGTTCGCCCATATCCCCGAGCCCCGGGTGTCGCTGCGGTTGAAGGTCTTGGAGCAGATCCGCATTGAGGTGGGGGATGACCGCATAGAGGTGGCCCATACCCACGAGCTGAAAGGGCCCAACACGCCGCCCCGTGCCCAGACCTATGAGGAGTGGCTGGAACAAAACCAGCAGATGGAGGCATTAAACGAGGCGCTGGAGACGACGGCCGTCGTGGTGCCCGAGCTGCCCCAGGCGGTAGAAGAGGCCGTGGAAAAGAAGGTGCCCGCATGACGTGGACACCCCAGCCGGGCCCCCAGGAAAAGGCCATACGGGCGACCTTTGTCGATGAGTTGTTCTTCGGCGGCTCAAGAGGCGGGGGAAAATCGGACTACCTTCTCGGCTCGTTTGCTTCCGATGTCATCGAATACGGCGAACATTGGCGCGGCATCCTCTTTCGACGCACCTACCCCGAGCTGGATGAGATCATTGAACGCTCCCGAGCCATTTACTACGACATGTTCCCCGGTGCCGAGTACAAGGTCGGTTCCCATACGTGGCAATTTCCCAATGGGGCGTCGTTACGGCTGCGTCATATCGAATCCGAGATGGATGCCGACCATTATCAGGGCCACCAGTACTCGATCATCATGTGGGACGAGCTGGGAAGCTGGAATACGCTCAAGCCCTACCACAAACTCAAGGCCTGCTTGCGCTCGGCGCACAACATCCCGGTCAAGCGAATTCTTTCCACCGGCAACCCCGGCGGTCCTGGCCATTTAGAGGTCAAGAAGTACTTCATCGATCCCGCACCCGAGGGGCACCTGATCACGGGCAACGACGGGATGACCCGCATGTACATCAAGTCGCTGGTCACCGACAACAAGATCCTCCTTAAAAATGACCCGGGTTATATCGACCGGCTGCGGGCGGTAGGGGATGAAAATCTCGTCAGGGCCTGGCTGGCGGGCGATTGGGATGCGATAGTCGGGGCCTTTTTTGGTAACTGGGACAACGACCATATCGCCGTACCCAGCTTTGAGATCGACAAGGGGTGGCCTCTTTTCGGGGCGCTTGACTACGGCGAGGCGGCACCTAGCGCGTTTGGGCTGTTTACCTCGGACTGGGATGGCAACATATATCAAATCGCGGAATACTATCGCGCCAACTGCACCGCCTCCCAACATGCGGCCAACATCAACGACCTGATCGACAACTGCCCGTTTACCGGCGGTCGTCGTCCCACCACGATCTTTGCCGACCCCTCCATCTTCGTCAAAAGGCGATTGACCGACGTGATGAACATCTCGCCGGCCGATGTCTTTGGCGAGGCGGGCCTGTGGCTGACTCGGGCCAACAACGACCGCATCAACGGGTGGCGGGTCATCAACGACGCGCTGATCAAAAAGCGCTTCTATGCCTTCGATGGTTGGAATGACAACCTGATGCGCACGATGCCTGCGCTGCCGCGCAGCGCCTCCAACATCGAAGACTGCGACACCCACGCCGAAGACCACATGGCCGACATGCTGCGCTACGCCATGATGCACATCTACAAGCCGCACAAGGTGGAAGAGACGCCCTATGAGGGCACCGCCCAGCAGATGATAGACCAGATGACCTCCAACGTAGGCCTGCGCTCAGGCCGTTATGCCTAAAGGAGCTTTTTCCCATGGCAAAATTCAATGGAACACCTACCGGCAGTCCCACGCGCAACAAAGGGCCCAAACGGGTCAAGCCCGCACCGGCCAACGCTGACCAGATGGGCAAAAAGGTGAAGAAATAATGCCAAACGTCGCAGGTAAGGAATACGCGTATACCCCCAAGGGGATGGCCCAGGCTAAGCGGGCCGCAAAGCGCCAGGGCAAAAACAGCTCAGGCAAGTCCAAGGGTTTTAACGGGACGCCGAAGCCGCAAACGCGCAGAAAATGAAGCAACGCGAGATCACCTTCTGGCAGGGCTGCATAGAAAACAGCGCCCTGTATATGCGGGACCGGCATAAGGTGTGGAAACGCCTGCTCCGCGCCTATGAGCTGGAGTATGATGTCGGCTCGTTGCCCGATGACAAGGTGGTCAAAGTCTCGCGCTTCTACCCGCTGGTCAGGCAGATCATCGCCAGCATCAGCTTTCAGCACCCGCACGTCTATTTCCACGTCGAAGAGCCCAACAAAGAGTTCGCCTCGACCATACTGGAGCGTGTAGCCAATGCGGCCCTGACGCAGATGGGTACCAAGGCCGAGGTGCAGCAAGTGATCTTCGATGCCTTGTTCTGCTCGGTGGGTTGGCTTAAGTGCGGCTATAACCCGGCCGGTGACGACGACTTGATCGCACCCTACACGCTCAACGACTCGCTCAACGACGATTTTCCCTATGTCCACCGAGTCAACCCCTTCAACGTCTTCATCGATCCGTTGACGCCGCCGCATAAGCTCAGCCATGCCAGGTATGTCATTGAGCGGATGACGGTGCCGCTGGAATACGTCAAGCGGGATGACCGCTTTGTAAACCGGCGCCAGATACAGGCCAGCGAGACGATTGACGAAGACGTACAGGACTCCTTCCTACGAGACAGTGGCTCGGTGGACAGTAGCAACGAGAAGGAAGCGATAGCCAAGTCCAAATCCATGGGCGAGATGACGGTCCTGTATGAGGTGCATGACCGTATGAAGCGTCGTCGCTATACCTTCGCCCCGGGCGTCGAAGACCCCATCGAAGATGTCGAGCATCCGATGCGGGCGATGAAGCCGGTCTATGCGCCCGACCCGTTCACCGGCGAGATGCTGATGACGGGGGAGTATGAGCCCGAGGGCGGCTTCCTCACCGATGGGGGCTTTCCATATATCCCGCTGCGGTTCGATTCGACGGCTTCGGGCTTTTATGGGGAGCCGCCGATGCGCTACGGCGAAGACCTGCAAAAGGTCATCGTAGAAAGCATTTCCCGCCGCATCGACATCCTCAAGCGCAACCAGCGGATCCTCCTGGCCTCGCGCCGAGAGCGCGACAGCAATGCCGACATCGGCCACCAGCTAGAGACGGGGCGCGATGGCGAGGTCATCTGGGTCGAGGATGTGAATCAGTCGTTTAAGGAGCTGGGCTTCGGCGCTCCTCCACCCGATCAGATCGGCATCGAAAAAGACGCTCGGGGCTACGAAGAGCAGTCGATGGGCGTAAGTCAGATGGCGATGGGGGGCGGGAAGAAGGTCACCGCCACCCAGGCCAGCCTGGAGGCCAGCTATGGCCAGCTCAACCGGGAGTGGATGCAAGACAAGGTAGCCGTGGTCTTTGAGACGGTGGTGCGCAACACCCTGCGCATGATGGCCGACGCCAGGTATCTGCCCGAAGAGTTTCTGATCAACGTGGCAAAGGACGAGGCCGACCCGGTCTATGAGGCGGTGACGACCGACATGCTGCGGGTGCGCTACTCCGTAGACATCGAAACGGGATCGATGAGCCCGCTGACGGAGCAGCTAGAGCGCGAGGATGCGCTGGCGCTCTTCAACTACACGATACAACTGCCCGAGATCGACCGGCGCGAGGCCATCAACGGCCTGCTTAAGGCGTTTAAAGTGGCCGACCCCGACAAGTACTTCAAGCCGGGCATGGATGCCGACGTGATCAAGCTGGCCAGCATGGAGAACCTGCTGTATTTGCTCAAGGGAGCGGCGGTAAACGTTAGCCCCGACGAAAATCACGAGGTGCATCTGCAGATCCACAGCCAGATCGGTCAGATGCCCGAATTCCAGCAGCTTTTACCCGCTCAGCAGCAGGCGGTGATGCAGATCGCCCAGCAGCACATGGCCCAGCATCAGCAATTTTTGCAGCAGATGGCGCAGGGCCAGGCTCCCGGCGCAGGCCAGGCCCCTGGCGGGGGCGGCGACATCGGCTCGGTGCGGGAACGAGCAGGCACCGAAGGCAACATCGTCTCGCTGGTGCGCTCAAACGCGCAAGAGGTCAGCCAGGAGCTGCAGCGGGCCCCGGGACAAGGATAAGCCATGGTATTTCACGATTACGAATGCTCGACGTGCGGCCACCTCCACAAAGACGTATTTACCCGCCGCCGCGAAGACATCAAAAAGCGCATCGACTGCGAAAAGTGCGGTCGTAACGCGCCGATGGTCTTTAATACCGTCAACCGCATTCATCACGACCATTCCAGCATGTATGGCAAGTTCCATCCAGGCTTTGGCGAGGTCGTCAACAGTTATAGCCACAAGCAAGAGCTACTTAGGAAATACAACGTCACCGAGTCGTCCGACCCCGTGGGTGGGAGTCGTGAGCATCGGCCGGGTGACCTTTTCGACAAGAAACCCAAGCTCGACGGGCCACAGCCTGGCTTCGGTGACACGCCGCAGGCCGCTATAGCCGCTGCCGAGCGATTACGCACGGAGGATTGACGTGACTGAGGCCGTGATCGACGTAGGCTCCTCTAACGGTGCCGAGGCACCCGATGCTGGCGCATCCGCTAATGAAACTACCAGCGATACGCTGCTGTTTCCCGATGCGGATGCCACCCAGGAATCGGCCCCCGAGCCCGAAGCGGGACACTCTGCGGAAGCAACCGACTCAGTAGCAGACGACAGCAAAGTTGACCTTTTACGCACCCCGGTCGATGAGCTGCCAGAAAACCTGCGCCCTTTGGCCCCACTGGCCAAAAACCTGCAAGCCGACTATACCCGGTCGCAACAGGATCTGCGGGAGCGCGAGGCGCAGCTTGCCCAGCGCGAACAGCAGATACAAGCCCAGAACCAGCAGGCCCAACAGCACCAGCAGCAATGGGCCGACCGGCTGCAGCAGGCCGTTATACCCGACACAGACCCGATCCAGCAGATGCGGGCCTCACTGACGGCTGATGAGAATCAAGCCATCGATACCGTGCAGGCCATCGTCCAGCATCAGGTGGGGGCTCAGCTCCAACAGATGCAAGGCCAGATCGACACGCTGCGTCAGGAAAACGACGCGCTGAAGTCAGGATATAGCGGCGTCCATAACTATATGACCGAGCAAGCCCAGGTGAAGACGCGCCAGGACGTGCAGCAGGCCATAGATCGTTATGGAGAGGATGTGCGGCGGTATGGACAGCAAATATTGCACATGCTCAAATCAGACGCCCCACCCAACCCGCGCACTGGTCGCAAGTACACCGTGATCGAAGCGTACGAGCAGGTGAGCGGCAGAACGCAGCAGGCCGCAGAGGCTCTGCGTAATGCCGACCAACAGGCTAAGCGCAGCAGTAAGCGCCGGGTGGCGGCGAACAGCTCAGTGGATAGTTCCGAGGACGCAGGGCCATTGAGTGAGACCGAGGTCATCAACCAGCTAAAAGCCCTCGGTTTCGAGTGAACCGTAAACATATGAGCCACAGGAGTTTAAGTCATGGCATCTACTAGCACCACCGAGACCTGGAACGCCGCATGGACGCTTAGTCTTCG